GGCCATTTATTCCACTTTATCGATTCTTTCTACAACAAAATCGGAGATAAGTTATTGGTTAACCCATTAAGACTTAGTGAAAAGATTCATACAGCAAGAGAAGCACATGACGTTAATACCATGATGCTTGGATTTATGGGTGATATCTATAGCCAGAATAAATGTATGTTAATATGTATACAGAACTTCTTGGATTTGGCTGATGATAAGGCAATGAATGCAATGTTCAAACCTATTCCATATAATGAAATGCCACAACCGAGAAAGAATCCAGATTTTGTTGTATTGTATCCTTATGAACCTTCAAAATATCTGAATGTTGATAATGGAGAGTACACCAATGATGCTTTCATGCTTAACGAAGAAGATGAAACTCCAATTGCTATTAGGTCAAGAGGTGAGGATACAAGTAAGTATTATAAAATTCCAGCATTTGGTGTTAGCTATGGAAAACAATATCAAAGTTACTTTAAGAAGGTTAAAGTTGGCATGGATAACCCAATTGCTACTCAACAGTCTATTATGGCTAAACATGCTATATTAAGACAAAGCAAGGATTCTAGAACAAAGAGTGTTGTAGGACAAGACCTTTATGATATCTATGCATCTCAATCTTATACTTGTAGTGTAGAGATGATGGGTTGTGCTTGGGTACAGCCATTGATGTATTTTGTATTAACCAATGTACCAATGTTCAGAGGTTCATATTTGATATTTAAGGTTACACATAATATCACTCCTGGAAATATGGTGACAGAATTCCAAGGTACTCGTATGGCTAATGTAAGCAATAAACTTGTTGAAGATATCTTTACTGATGAAGCTTGGGAGAACGAACCGTTGACATATGAAACAAGGAAACAGAATGAACTTGCTGATGTGGACAATGACTGTCCTTATAAGGTTTATCCATTATGGGAAAACAATAATCTTGAAATAAGTGGAGATGTTAAAAAGGATGGTGTGAACATTATGAATCAGCTTATGTCTGATAATTCTGACCTTACATCTATAGCTGCTGCTGGAATCGTTGGAAATATGTATCAAGAAACTAAGTCTAACCCATTTGACCCTTATATATATAACAAAAATACTAAAGTAATGTTGGTTATGGGTATTGTACAATGGAATGATAATGATTGGTTACTTCACGATATGGTTAACAATGATGTTGAGAATTATGGTGTTAAACCTGAGAAAAAGAAGGAAAGATATGGTTCTAAATATAAGAAAACCCAATCCGATGAAGTAATCTCATTGATGAAATCACAAAACAAGGGATTGTCATATGAAGTAAAATTCGTTGCTGATACAGTAAAGAAAAAGCTTGGAAAAAAATATAATGATTTAATAAATGCTACTTCACCTTCTACTGCTGCGGATGTATTCAGAGCCTACTATGAAGTAAATAACGAATTGATTGAAGAAAGAAGAAAGAGTGCTGAGGAGTTCTATAAAGCTTATAACAATACTCCTAACAGTACCTCTTCTCAACCATCACAAAACCCAAACAAGAAGGATGATATTAAGACTGCATTCTTTAATGCTATAAAGAAATCATGTAATTCTACACCTTCAATTAGTGTTGAACTGAAAAGGGAAGATTACAATAATGGAAACATTATGATGATTACTCAAGCTAATAATCAGAATGACAAATTGGGTAAGGTATTTGATGTAATTCTTAATGGTTATTATGATTATGTTCAAAGTCTTTGGTGGGTTTATCCTAAAAATGGTTTAAGAGGTAATCCAAGTCATATTGACGTGATTGTAAGTACAAAGCCAAATACAGAAACTAGAACTGTATTAGTCGCTGAAAGCGGTAATATCACAGCAAGTCAAAATAGGAAATTTGGTGCTAATGATACTGAGATTAATGACACGCTATTAAAAGCTATTTGGAAGAAATTCAGAGAAGTACCAAATAAGGAAATACCTCAGTTTGATAATCAAGATATCTTCAAGAATGTAAAGATTGAAAATTGTAATACGCTTATGAATGAAGAATTTAAAGGACAAGGTAGTAATAGTACTTGGGCAAAATCAGTTGAAACAATGGGTAAATGGTATCAAGCCAATATTCATACCTATCAAGGTAGCAATCCATCTTCTAAAGGTAGTGGGAAAAGAAGAATGTACAATTGTGATTTAATCAATGGACAAGTTGGTGATGATTGTAGTGGATTTGTAAGTGCTTGTTTACAATATTTTGGAGTATTTAAAAAGGGATATGTAACAAATTCAAAAGGATTTAATGGAGATACTAAAGTTGGAAGTATTCTAGAAAATGGTAATTTTAAGAAGATGAAATATACTTGGGACACTGTTGAACCTTATGATATCATTGCTTATAATGGTCACGTTGAAATTTTGGCTGAAAAAGGTGATAAACCTAAATCATGGGGATGGGGTTCTGTTCATGATGGATTAGATGGACGAGCAAGTATGCCAGCAGCAACTGGAAAAAAACCTAAAGGTGATACATATAAAACAATTTGGAGATATGTAGGATGAAATTTGTTTTTTTAACTTTTTTTATATATCTTTGCAAAAAATAGTTAAAATGTTATGATTTTAGGTTACATTGTTACGGATAGGAAACTGAAAAATATTGATGGCTTTGTGGAACAAGTGGGTGATATTTCACTTGCTGACCCCACAAAGCCTATACTTATTGTAGGTTGGAAAAAGGCAAAGGAAGATAAAAGATATTCAACGATTTTGGATAAACAGCTTGATGAAAATGTTTTTTGGACATTCAGCAAGACTGAAAGCAGAAGTGACTTTGAAGATGATTTGGAAAATTTCTATAGTATTATATATAATAATATATTAAATAATATAAATTATTATTATATTAATATATTTAAATTAAAATATAATAATATTAAGAAATTATATAATATTATATTAAATAAAGAAAAAATTAAAAATATTTATTTAAGTAAAGAATTATTATATATTCCGTATGAAGGGAATGTTTTGGGATTGTCCCTTTCAGTTTTGGAATATTGTGGTATACCAATGAAGAAAATTCTTGATAGAATTAAATCCAATGGAATCAACATCATTGAGGATGACAGAAAGTTTATCTTTAAGTTATCAAAACAGTTTGGAAATAAGAAGTATGCAATACCGTACTTTATCTCAAGTTGAGAAAGGAATTAAATGAAAAAATGGCAACAGAACGTGGAATAATCATAGGAACTTTTGTAAAGAAAAACAGAATATTATCTTTTATTGAATCTCTTAAGAATGACTTTGGTGTAAGACTTGAGAAGATTTTTATTTATTCAATAGATACCAATAAACGTGAATATTTAGTGACATTCAAGACATTTGATAAGGAGAAGTTCATGAAGAACCTCCCCAATGCCACTGTCATGCATGTTAAGAACGGCTGTTTATTTTCAATTAATGCCCTTAACAAACTCATTGAAAGCATCAATGGAGGTTCTGATTTACCAAATAATGAGTTCTTGATTGATTGGAACGAATATAAAGATAAACTAATAATCATCACAAACGGAGAACTTTCAATATCAAATCTTTCAAAAATTGAAGATAAATCATTGTTTTTCAATGTTTAAGATATTTATAAGAAAAAAAGGTACATTATGGGAAAGTTTATTATAAAACACATAAACAGTATGAAACCTCAGAAGAGGATTGAAAATAATATCAACGAAAATAAGGAAGTTATGACAACAAGTGAAAAGATAGCAATGGCTCAGAGCGTGCTCAGTGGTTCAGACATGGCAGCACCAATCAAGAGAGTGAAAAAAGACAAGGGTCTTATCGAGAGAACTGAGAGTTCAAAGACCATCTTGACTGAAGATAATAAGGAACTTTTGAATGATTAATAACAACAATGGCTAAGACTAACATTAAGTATCTTAAGGAAAATAACCTATATGAGGCACATAAACACTTTATGCGTCTCAGTGAGGCATATATACCAACGATGTTGCCAGAGGATGATATAGAGGAAGCTGGTCAAGACCAACAAGACCCCAATGCTATGGCTAACGGTGGTATGCCACAAGACCCAAATATGATGGGAGGACAAGACCCAATGATGGGCGGTGGTGCTGACCCAAATGCAATGGGTGGTATGCCACAAGACCCCAATGCAATGGGTGGCGGTGACCCAAATATGATGGGCGGTCAAGACCCAAATGCAATGGGTGGAGATATGACTCAAGACCCAATGGCTGACCCTATGGGTGGTGCTGACATGGGTGGAGAAGACCCTCTTGCCAATGCAGAGGGGGATATGAGTGAAGATGATGGAAGTACCATTAATATTGACGGTCTTACAAAGGCACAAGATAAGCTTAATGTTAAGCAGAACCATATTGGAAGAGACTTGTCAAAGGTTGATACAAGAATTTCATCATTAATCGACTCAATCAGCAATCTTTTGGCAAAGGTTGACAACAATAACAGTGAGATTGAGGCACTTAAGGCTGAGTTTGAGAAGAGAAATCCTACCCAGACAGAGAAACTGAATCTCCGTTCATTGGATTCATATCCTTTCAACGTAAAACCAAATGAGTATTGGGCACAAAAGGCAAAGGAAGGTGGATATGAGGCATATGCGGACAATGCAGAACCAACCACCAAGGAATATACGATTACCAATGATGATGTAGACAATCCAACGGATGATATCGCCAAGACATTCTTCAAGATTGATGACGATGATATCCAAACACTTGATAAATTGTTCAATTTCTAAAAGCCATGAAAAAAGTCAATTTAAGTGAGGAAGCATATAAAAAACTTGTAAATGAAATTAGCTATGGTTTGGTGGATAAGTCAGATGATGTTCACTATGAAATCTTCTATGAAATGAAAAGTACATTCAGTGATTTCTATGATACAGTGAAATATAATGCTGATACCAATAATCCATATGTTAAGAAAATCAAGGAATATGCTGATGCGATAAAGGCGATTTTGGATAGAAAGGAAAACCAAGCTACAAACTTTGGCAATGAACTTAACAAGTTCGACCAAGAAAAGTTCTATGGAGATAAAGAAAGACCAGAGGAGATGGAAGACTTTTATGACGTAGACTTGAGAGCTTTGCAACAAAAATACCCAAAATAAATCTTGGTGGAAAGGAGGAAGAATGAAAGAAAGGTGGAAGGACATTTCAGTTAAGGACAAATTTCAGCTAATCAATGGAACGGCATGCGTTGCTGCTGCAATCATCTTGTATTTCATTGCATTCCTAGTGAAAATGGTTGGAGATTTAAATGTTGTCTCTGGTGGAGCATTTCTTCTAGGAACTGGTTTAGCTTTCTTTGGAATCACAGCCTATATTAGAACACAGTTGGCTGAGATTGAATTCAAAGTAGAAAGGGAAATACGAAAGTTTGATGCGATGGAAAAGATTAAGAAAGAGGGATAAAAAACTCTTTTAGGAATATATAAAGGAATTTCCTCAATAGGGAAAGAAAAATCCCAGAAAATATTGGGGAAATTCCTTGTTTTTTTCAAATATTTTTTATATATTTGCAATATAATTTAAGTGCATATTAAGATGCACATTTAATAATAATTTTTTAAAACAATTCAAAATTTATGAGTAACAAGAATTTCAGCGTTAACATTGATGATGACGCAGTAAAGAATCAGTACGAACAAGAACAAAAACAACCAATTACAAAGAAAACTCAGTTTGACACAAAGAATTATCTGCAAGCTAGATTAGGAGCAAACGAGGATTCAAAGACACTCACAATCAGACTGTTGCCATTCTCCCCAGAAGGCGGTAGTCCATTCAAGAAAGTTTTTATGCATACCGTAAAGGTTAAC